GTTCTTCGGTTGAGAAGTTAAAGAATGCAACACCCTTTTCACCATTTCTCCAACTAAAATCTTTAGAATTTTCAACATTAAAGTAAATACCCTTTCTACCCTCATCTTTAACATCATTTGCTGATATCTTCCATCCACTATTTTCAGTTTGTTGAAAGAATCCATTTAATCCTTCTAATGCGTTTTGTGCAGCATTTTGTTTTTCTCTTTCTTCAGTTAATTCTTTTTGTACTCTGAATGATTCTTGTAATGCCTCAATTCTTGCAGTTAACGAAACTCTTTCGATTGCTTCATTGATTGAGTTTTGTACTGCGTTTTGTAAATCTATTGTAGTTGATGCAATTTGAGTATTAGCGATATCTCTTTGTTCACTTGCTATATTAGCAGTTAATGTTTGGTTATCTGCTTCAATTTTTAAACTTTCACTTACAATTTCTAATTCAGCTACCTTTGCAGTTAAATCATTTACATCCACATTTAATCGTTGAACCTCAGCAGTCAAATCATCGATTTGTTCTAAAGCAGTATTATAAACTGGTCTTGGAACTGTATCAGGTTGAGGTGCTGGTACATTTGGTAATAATTCAAAGATTTCAGTATCTATTGATTTCTTTAACTCTTTAACATTATAATTTGGTCTAATTAGTTTACCACTAATAATACCATCACTTAAATCGGATTGTTTAAAAAGACGTACACCAGCTGAGTTCTTTGCTGGTAATGCATCAGAACCACTAACAAATATTTTTGCAACTTGTGCTTCGTTTTTTAATCCGCTGTTTTTCATTATTACGAAATTACGCTAAATGTATAATCATCATCAAAGAAATAATCAACACCACTAATTGTTATTTTAAATTCTACTTTATATACTCTATCTACTTCCCAATTTGATAAATTCAGATTGAAATAGTTTCCATCAGAATCACAACTTAATTTTGTGTAATTTGAAAATGGAACTATCACATCACCAGAATGATAATCTGAGATTTGGTAGTATGATGTAGTAGGTAAGAATTTACTAATAGCATATTGTGCAGTTGATGAGAATGTTTTTGTTGGATATAATTCCCTACCAACTACTCTTAACTTTGGAGTTGTATTTACTTTGTATTCTTTTTTAAAGTTTCTAATTCCAACTTTTATTTCTTCTGCAGTTAATTCAGTTAATGAACCTGTTGTGAATGATGAATCATCCCAACCAATTCTAACTTTTGGTTGATGAATTGTATTTGTTTCTTTACTAAAGAATTTAAGGATACCATAATCGTTTGTATCTTCTTCAACTTCATTTGTATGTTTTACAATTAATCCATCATTTGTAATTGAACCACTTAACCAATATTGGAATATTTCGGTTACATCTGCATTTATATCGGTAGTTTTATATGAGAAGTTTTGACTTGAACTTACATTGTTATACCAAACACCACCTCTACCAGCAAAAGAACCAGTTGAGTTAGGTGCAAATACAATAGCACCATTAACAATATTATCTACCCATCTATCTGATGAATCACCTTCTCTATAATTCCAAGTTACACCGGCGGTTTCAATTTCATCAAATCTCGTACCTTTACCCATTTCCCAAGAAGATGAAACAGGCCAAATATCAATTGTGAATTCTAAAGGTATTTCTTCAGATTCGGTTTCTCTCATTACTAAAGTTGCTTTCTCAAATCCAACACTACCAGCTGAAAGAGATGATGAGAATCCGTTGGTTTCGAATTTAAGAAGTGCTCTTGATACATCTTTGATACTACCATAGTAAACCTTACTAACCTCTAATACCTCATCTAAACCAGCGTTTTGGTCAGGTTGTTGTAAGTACACCGATGCATCTTTTGATGCTGTTAAAAAATAGTATGCCATTATCTTGCCCTCCCTTTAATATCCGAATCTGGAAATTTAACTTCGAAAACCGATGGGTCTAAAGATGGATATAAAATCTTATCTTTAATCGCCGCTTCTATATTGTATGAGTTTGGTGCGTACTGTCCACCACACTTATTTACAATTTTAAATTTTGGAACTGAACTTACACCATCAACATTTGCTACAATCAATTCTAATTCTGAAATATTAATTGTATTGTTGAAAGTAAAGTTATCTATGTTCATATAATCTTTTAATTCAGAAATACAATCAGCTACAACTTCCGATTTGTTATAGTTTTTAAGTGTGATAATTTCGAATTCAACACCAACATTAATAATAAATCCATCGTTGATATTAATACCATCAGTTAAAATTTTATACTCTGAAAGATATGTTTTTAAATTTTCTTTTATTGCTCTATTAAGAGTTGATAACTTTTTATCAGAATCATATCCTAACAAATAAAGATTTATAGCGAAAGGATTATTCTTTTCATTATCATTTGATGTTTTTCCTAATAGATATTTTTTTATTTCTTCTTGTACACTTTCTTTATTTGGTTCTTCCTCATCTGGCTTCTCCACAAAACTCATTACTAAATCAGTAAACTCTTGTAGAGCTTTTGGTGAAGCTAAAATAGATGATGGTGAGTTATTATCCAATGTACCATCTGCCGTAGCGTATGCTTTTGCAATCGAACCAAACTTAGTTGGCATCGATAATGCTCTTACTTGATAATCTTTAGCAGTTACTGCTCTATTCTGAGAACCGAAGTTTGCTAAAGCGTTTTGTCTAATCTCTTCGATTGTATCTCCACCTTTACCACCAGTTGCAGGAACTTCATTATCTACTGCGATAGAATTTTTAGCTGCATTATATAAACCTAATTGAGTTGAAGTGAATAGAGTTACATCTTCTTCATACTCAACATTATTTAGTTGTGTGATTGTTCCCTTCTTCACATTTGATTCTACACCACCACCAACTAAATACTTTACAGTCATTGTTGTGTTTGATGGAGATGAACCATATGTTTTTGTTTTTAAGAAGTTAGTTGGGTCAAATGATTCTTCTAATTTAGAAATAGAATTAGGTAATCCCAATCCAACATTTTTAAATGAAGGAATAATTGTTTCTTCACTAACTGTTGGGTCTCCTGCTCCGAATTGAATTTTAGTTGTACTATCTGGATTGATTTGTTTTACAAACCTACGAGATGTTTTAAGTGTATTTAGAATATAAGGAGTTGTTGATTTAAACTGATAAAGGTCTGGGTCATTGTTTTCAGTATTTGGATAATCAACAAATACCAGCTCTTGTGCTAAGTAAGGAACCTCATACCATTTGTTTCCGTCTGCATCTCTTACATCATAGATATCAATAATATTTGTATCGGATAATTCAATACTTTGGAACTCTTCATACGAACCAAATGTTACCTCTTCAGTTTTTATTTCAGCAGATATTGCTTGTACTAATTTTTTTACTAAATAAAAAGTTGCTTCTCCACTAACAGAATCAGTTTGGTATATTGAAATTTCTCTATCAGTTTCATCCGAAAAATCTACAACATCCTGTGTAATAAACTGAACACCATTTGTTGATTCAACTCTCATACCTTCTTTGATTCTTAATAAATAAGTTTCATCGTATGTGTTATTAGCACCAGTTCCAGTTGAAGGAACTAATTGGTAAACTGAAAGAGTTGTTACCGATGGTGATGTTACCTTTGGTTTATATCCTAAATATTGTGAAAGTGCTATCACATTCTCAATATCATCAGCATGAACCATTAATGATTCTTTTAGAGTATCATCAACATAATATGAAAGTGAATCACCAATAAATGATGCCATTTCAATGAATAACATACCTGGTGATGATTCGTTAAAATCAGAATATGTAGTTGGGAAATAAGTTTTAGAAAACTCAATAAGGTTATTTCTAAAATCATTAAAATCCTTATTAAGGTATTTTATATCCTTACCCTTATTCTTAAAGTTCTTTGATGTTTTTGTAATTGCCATATCTTATTATCCCTGTACAGTAAATGTTAAAGTTTCTAAATTGATATCATCTCCGATTCTAAATTTAATCGAAACATTAACTTTATTATTATCTCTTAGTTCATCAGTTGATTCAATATCAATTTCTTCTGCTGTAACATAAGGTAACCATTGTTCTAAACTTTCGTTTATAGTATCTTCTATTCTACCTTCTAAATCATCTACATTTGGTTCGAACAATAATGATTGTAACCCACTTCCAAATTCAGGTTGTAAAATACGTTCTCCCTTTTTAGTAAGTAGTAAATTTTTAATATTTGATTTAACTTGATTTTTGGTTAGAAAAGATTGTTCAAATGTATTCTCACCAAAAGTTAATGGTAAAGTGATACCAATAGCATAGTTTGAATATGCAGCGGTATCTTTAACAATTTTTCTACCAAGCTCAACAGCCATAATCTATATTACATTCCCGGTCTCCAAGGACCTTTCTTTTTATCAATCGCTTTCATTAAACCACTATAATCTCTATTTAGTGCTTTATCTAATCCAGCGTTTCCAGTCTGAACACCTAAACCTTGTTTTGGTGCCATATCTCCGTAACCCATTTGTTGTGCTATATTTGATGCACCTAATGTATGTGTATCATTTGAAGTGAAAGACATAGTTCTATAATCTTCACCAGCTGCTTGTCTTTGTTGTGCGTTAAAAGGTTGTGTTTGTGCCAAGACCTCATTTAGTGCAGGATTTTTACTAAATGTTTTTTGTGGTTGAACTGGTTCTTCCACTACATTTGAATCCATAAATGTTGGTTCTTTTGGTGTAATAGCTTCTTTAAGTTTTTTGTTTTCTTTCAATAACTTAGCCATTTCTTTCTTAACACCCTCTTTAACGAGTTTAGGAAGAATCACTTTGATTTCCTCCTTAACTATAATTTGTATTGCTTTTACTAATTTGTCTGTGTCCATTGTATAAAATGTTTTCCTTTCTATATAAATATTTGTTTTGGGTTTTTTCGTTTTTTACTCACACTTAGTACCACCCATTTTTATTTGTTCTTTAAAATCGTTAAGAATTTCATTAACATCCTCTTCACCAACATCATCTACCACATCCTCTGGTAGAGTTGAATCTACTACATTATCAAATCCAGTATCTCCACCCAATAAATCATTAATATCAACCTCTTGCTCTGGTATTGGGTCTGCTATACTACTTCCATCGTTTTGTTCTATTACAGGCGGTTCACTACCATCTTCAGATGGAAAGTTGATATTTGGAATTGGAATCACTGGTGGGATGAGATATCCAGTCCAAGATATAATACCAGGTGCAGGAACAGGTGATGGTGCGCCAGGATATAATGATGTAGTTTGTATAAATCCACCAATTGAAAATAAATGTACCACAGCTGCAAGTACAAACATATTAACCATTATGATTTGTTTTTGTGCAGGTTTGATTGGTGGATAGATTGGCCAAGTACCAACATTAGTTACAATGTTAGAATTTACTTGTATATTTTGTATCGAACCCGGTGCTGGTATGAGTGGAATTGGGAATGGATTCATTTGTGCTCCAGCCCAATACGCTTTTACTCCATTTCCAAATTCATTTACCAAAGAAAAATCAACACCCGGTGGAGTTGATAATCCTTTTAGTAATGCGGCTCTAAAAAGAGTTTTCATTATTTCCACATTACCAGTTTGAACCGATTCCAAATTAATAAAATCTTTTCCTCTTTTTACTGCGGCATCGTATTCGGTTGCCCAAATAGTTGCTACTTGATTTATATCCAAAGATGGATTTCTATTTGGATTAGTTTGCCTTAATATATTTCTTCTGAATAATCCCCAAGACATTTTATGTAAGTTTATCGGTAACGTCAGTAGCTTTACTAACTACATTACTAGCAGCATCAGTTACATTACCTACCGCATTTGTTACTCCACTCACCGCACCACCAATGGTATCAGTTACGTTACCTACCGCACCAGCTATTGTACCTGCTACATCTGGAATTGGTGGGATAGCTATTGTTGGTACTTCTGGTATCTCGGGTATTGGAGGTATTTTTGGTATTGGAGGTAGTTTTGGTATTTTCTTTTTCTCTTTTGGATTCTCTTCTAATTTCTTTTTTCTAAATTTTGGAAGAGGTGGTAATTGAGGTAAACGAATTTTAGGTAACTTCGGAAGTTCGGGCTTTTCAATCTTTGGTATTTTAGGAAGTTCTGGTAACTCTGTCGGAATTGAATTTACAATATCCTTTGCCGCACCAGTAACATTTGATATATCACTAACTACACCTTTTGCAGCATCAACTGCTCCACCTGCTATATCTTTAGCAGAACCTAATGTATTTTTTACATCACCAGCTAAACTCTTTATGTTCTTTATATCTGCCATTATTTTAATTGTACATGATTACTTAACATACTATTTAATTTACTATGTAATGCATTTATTTGAGGATTGTTTGTTGGGCCAGGTGATGTTGCTCCAGCTGGGGTTACAAATATTTGTTGAGCAACAATTGTCATAAATTCGGATAGTATCTCAACTAATGTTTCACCTTTTACTGCTGGTTCCAATTCACCATCAGTTCCTAATGCAACTACACCATTACCAATGTTCATATTAATATCTCTATTCTTTGTATCAAGGAATATACCAGCTTCAGTTGTAATATTAATTCCTTGAATTGCATCAATTGAAAATTGTCCATCGGTCATGAAACCGATATCTTTTTTTGCAACACCAATCATCTCAGCGTTTTTAGCTGAAAGGATTATTCTATCTGAATTAAGTAATATTTGATTTCCTCTAAGTTCGTTTGGATAGTTAAAGAAAGATTCTTTTTTATTTTTTATTGGTAAACTATAATTTAGTAACGAATTACCACTTCCCAAAAATATAATATTATTATCTTTATTTACATCTTCTTCGGTTGAAGCTCCTATTTCTTTACTTAGAGATTCCCCACCTTCACCATTTCTAATTGTAATCGTTGGGGAAAACTCATTATCACCATTATTATATCCACTAAATCTTATCGATTGTCCAAATCTACTTTCTAATAAAGTATCACCTTCATATAGTTTTAATTTGTGTATATTTGGTTGTGGTTCAAAATAATCACCCAATTTAGATAATTCAGTATTATCTTGAGTATTACTTCTACTAATTCCCGTATTTTGTACTTTACTATATTCTGCAGAAGATGCTACATCAGCCGCTTTTTCTTTTTTCTGGGTATCACTTATAGCTGATGTATCTGTGTTTACATTTGGTAGTGGTGAACCTATAATTCTTTCATAAGTAAACCCACCTGATTCTAACTTTATAATTCTAACTGTTTCATTTACTGTTGGTAAAGAAACGTTTCCTTTATTATATGGAAGTGCTATTGATAATGATTCATCTCTTTTATTTGGTTGAGTTGTTAATCTAAATTGAATAGCACCAATATATTTACTTTTTAATTGTTCTTCAACTTCTAAATCTTTAAGGATATCATCATCGGTATCTAAAATTACTTTATAGACAGTTGCCATTGAACCCTTATCTGTATTTCGAGTTGTTGAATTTTGGGTTGCTATTGCTAATCCGATGTTGTTAAACATTTTACTTTTCTATTTTTTGTTTTAGTTCTTCAACATCGGTTTCAATATCATCCATTCTACTAACTTCATCTTGAACTTGTTCAATTTCAGAAAGTAATTGTTCTCTTTCAGCTTCAGTAAGGAAACCAGTATCTCCTTCTGATTTTTGATTGGATGCGATAATTCTTTGTGCAATGGTTGCCAACTTAACCAATTGGTCATCATTACGAACCGATGTATCTATTAAATCTTTTATGATTGGACCTATAATTCCCATATCACCCTTATGAGAAATCATTTTTCGCATTTCATAAATTACATCTGAAATGTGTTTCTTTTTGTTGATTTGGTTATTGTAGATATCCTCAAACAACCCACTAAGGTTTTTGCCTGGAAATAATTCGAAATCTGTTGACATAATTAGTTTATCAATATTGTGTTCAATATATAAATATCAATAAACAAAAAAGTGTAGGATTATCTACCCTGCCCTCTATACGCCTTTTTGTAATTTCTACTATTTTTGGATTTAGAAGTTTTGCTCTTAGCGTGAACACCAGGTCTCTTCTTACTTTGAGAACGATATAACGAAATACCAAAACCTCCCTTTGCTTTTGCCATAATTTATTATTATATACCAATAAGTATATTATACTAAATCAAACAAAAACAATTACTTAGTTTTAGATTGTTCTTGTAGCTTTGTTACATCGATTTCTAACTGATGAACTCTATCGATTAAATCACCTACTTGTTCTTCAAGATAGTGTAATTGTAAATCTTGTTTAGCATCTGCTGGTAAGGAACCCATTTCACCTCTTGGCCATTTGATTCTAAATTCATCGTTTAACAATACATCATCTTCCATTCGAAGTATATCTACTTTTAATTGAGAGATTTCTGCAGTTAAACTAAACCAAATACCTGCTATACTGACGATTCCCACAACTAGCCCTACTAAAGCTTTGAGTTCCAAAGTTACTTTGGATTTTTCATTAAGACCTGACATGATTGTTACTCTTATAAATTAAATAATCGTAACGTATTCGAATTTTTAAAAGGTGGGTAATATAACTTTTTGTTACAGATGTAACTTAGTTACTAATAAATATGTACTTAGTAAGAAAAAAATTCATCCTCATCAGAATCATCTCTGATTTCACCATAATCTAAATATTCATTTAGCATTCTTTTTTGGTGTTCTTTCATTACATTTACAACTTTAGTAATATAATGAGTTTTACAATCAGTCATTTCTCTGATTAAAAGATAAAGATGTTTTTTGTTGAAGTTTTCAATGTATTGACTTCTTCTGAATAATTCTAAGATAGCATCTGCGATTTGAATATCTCTTTTCTTCGTAAATACTTTTGTTAGATTTTTATCCCAATATTCTAACATAAGTTTTTTAAATTCTGCAAACTCACTACCTTGCTCTTCATCATAGAAGTTATCTTCTGGGTTCCAAGTCTCAGGCATTTGAGATAGTAAATCAGTTTTCTTATATCTTTTATAATTTGAATTGTTTGTAAGTATTAAGTAGTTTTTAGCAACGATTGAAAAATAAGAGAAAGCTCTTCCTTTATCTTCTTGATACATATGAATCTTTTGTATCAACATTGCTACAACTTCTTTTTTAACATCTTCTTTAGATACATCAAAGTAGGAAAACTTAAATGTATTTAAAATATTTTCAGCTAATTTTTCGAAAGGATATTTTATTCTCTCAGAATAAATTCGATTTCTTTCATTCGGGTCTTTAGATTTGTTATATTCTATGATTGCTTCTTGAGCAGCTGACCCAAAATATATTTTTGATTTCTTTTTTCTTGGTCTTGGCATTTTATAGGTTGTTTTTATACTTCTCAATAGTGTTTTTTAACTCATTAAACACAACACCTACCTCATCATCTGATTCAAATGAACCTCTAATATCAATCTCTTTCATTTCAGTTTGCATTCTTTCCAATGTCTGAATACTGTATTCAACGAGTTCATCGTAATCATTTACTCTATCTTCCACTTCCTTTACCAATTTAGTTCCTCTCCAAATAAAAAATATATTTGAAACAGTTAGAACTCCTATGATGATATATAAAATTGTTAGTATTTCCATTTAGTTAAAGTATATTTCTACTAATATACGAAAAAAAATTCATAATTCCAAATTATGCTTCACCTTTTTCTCCCCAATAAGGAAAGTTTAAAAGTTGTATTTGTTTTTGTTCTTCTTCGAATTGATTTCCAAATTCTTTGATTCTTTCTACAATTCTAGCATCTAATCCATCTCTATCAATAACTTCACTTTCGATTAATTCTTCTACTAATGATTCTAATATGATTTCTAAGGTTGCTATTTTTTGTTCTAATATGTATAATTTATTCATTCATTAGGGTGTAAGAGAACCAGTCAACTGATTAACCGCTTCCATAAATTCTTTGAAATCTCTATCCGATTCCGTTTCGTAATCTAATTCACCAAACGCCTTCTTTACAGATTTGTGATGATAACCCATTGCGTGTGCCATTCGAACACACATAATCTTATACTCATAAATATTCATATCATCAGGAACATCGAATGAAATGTTCTTTGCTTCCCTATTTAGGGAATCTTCTGATTCGTAACTAAAAATTCCCATAATTATACTAATTTATATCCTTTATCTAAAAGAGGTTGTGCTTTTTTGTATTTAACAAATTCCATCTCTCCTTCAGGTGATTGTAACATTACTCTTTCGTTTCTACCTGGTTTCTTTTCTTTTTTGATTTCGGCTGTGTATCTTCGTAAAGGTGAGTTTACATCGATACCATCGATTGAATCGATTAATCTTTGAGCGGTGATACATTCGAATAATCCTAAATCATTCATAAACTCTTGCTCATTTTCCCAAGTATCTTTATCTGAAGAAAATTCTACTAAACCCAAATTATCAGTATCTACTTTAAATGATTTATGTCTTGTAGTTTTTCTTGTTTTATTTTTTACTGAATCTTTTTCAAAGTAAACTACCATAGCATCAGATACTTCAGTAACAATTGGATTTACTAAAGTTAAATCATCGTATTCACCACCAAACTTAATGGTTACGATTCTCTTATCCATTCCAACATCTAATGCATTTACTGCAAACTCTTTATCTAATTTAGATATTCTTTCTTTATATAAGTTTAACTCTTCGTTTGTAACGGGAGTTTTTTCAACTCTTTTTACTATCATAATACTTTTCTATTTCTTCAGTTAGGTAATCTACTGAATCTGAACTTCCAACAAATGCTCCATACTTTGAATAGTACTGAATCCATTTATTTTTATCAGATTCAAATTGTTCTTTTAATTGATATATTTCTGGTACATGTATTTTTACATAACTCATAATAAATCCTCAGGCGTTTGTCTATAAACTCTATAACTATCTTCATCAAAGTGTTGTGTCGAAACTTCAAATACAATTGAGTTATCTTCTAATGCAATTAACTGATGAGGTAATCCTCTTTCAATTAAAACACTATCACCCTTCTCTAATGTTTTACCTTCCAATTTTCCATCTTCTACATTCAACCAATTAAATTGGAATCTTCCTTCTTGCACATACCAACTTTCTTTTTTCTGAATGTGGTAATGCATTGAGAATCTATTTCTTTCTTTTGTAAAAACTAATAACTTTCCACAATATTCTTCATCATTGTGAATCCATAATTCATGTCCCCATGCTTTCTCTACTCTATGAGGAGGTTTTATATCTACATCTATAATCATTCTGCGTAACTTTGTGTGTTTAACAATCCACTATAAGCACATACACTATCTTTTCCAATGAAAGGTAGAATAGCAAGTTCTTTTGCCTTTGCTTCTACCATTACATCAACATCAGTACCATATAAATCAGGTAACTCATTGATATAATCTGAGTGTGCTTGTGGTTTTAATTTTTCATTCTCTTCATGCAATGCTTTACTTTCAGAGTAATGAACAATAGGTTTAATATCTTTTGGCCAAGTTGAGATTGCCAGTTTTAGAGCTTCTTCTTCACTCAAACCACCAGTATTAAATTTATGGTGGTGATAATCAAATACGATTGGAATACCAATTTTGTTATGAATATACATTAAATCTTTTACCGAATACATTGTTGCTTTATCATCATTCTCAACTGTCAACCTACTCTTTACTGAATCAGATAATCTTTGAAAGTTCTCACAAAATCTATCCATAGCAGATTTCTTATCTCCATAAACACCATTACAATGAATGTTAATTTTATTATAGTGAGATTTTTCTAATCCTAATAAATCAAAAATCTTACCATGCATTTCCAAATCGGTGATGGTATTATCTACCACTTTTTCACGAGGTGAAGTAAGTACATTAAAAGGGCCAGGATGAGAAGTAATTCTAATTCCATTTGTTTTTGCGTAATGTCCACATGCTTCTAAGATTGTTTTGATTCTCAAATAATGAGGAGCATCTTCAATCTTATATTCAGAACCCCACGGAAACATTTCAGATGATAATCTGAATAGTTTGATTCCGTTTTCATTATTCCATTTTAAAATATGAAATAAATCTCTTGCGTTTTGTAATCCTAATTCAGTTGCGTAACCAACTCCTCTTTCCAAAAATGTTCTTTTAATCATAGAACGATTGGTGGTGATTTTTGGTTTTTGACCCGAAAGAGTCATATTAATACAAGCATATCCTAAATTCATCTTTGTATATTTTGTTTTCGTTTTAACAAATATACGAAAATTTTTTGATAAAAACAAATTATTTTTAATAAGTTTTAGAATCGAAGTCAGTAGGGTAGTTTGTATCCTTTTCATTCTTAACATAAGTCAACCAATAATTTACTGCGTTTTGGTTGTTTATCCACTTACTTCTATCACCCCAATTAAAGTTAGGTCTTGCGTAGAATGGAACTTCGTTCATCACATATTGTGCTCTTCGAGAGTTTGATGCAGCTGGTTCATCGATTAATCCATCACCAGTATTATCGTACCCATCAATAGTTCCATCTCCATCTAAATCAATTGCTCTACGATTGGTATCTTTTTGTAGTTTTTCAAGTTCTTCGTATTCTTTTTGTCTTTCAGCTCTTTCTTGTAAAAGTTCTTCTGGTTCTTCTTCCCATTCTTCAGATTCTTCAATTTCATCTTCTACTTCTAAATCTTCATTATCAAATTCTTCGTTTGCTAATTCATCTTCAAAAGATGAACCTAACTCATTTTCTGAATCAAATTGGTTTTTAAAATCTGCCATCTCTTCCTCAGTCCAATAACCATCATCTTCTTCGTTTGTATCAACGATTTCTTTTTCCTCATCTAATTCAGGTTCTTCACCATAGAGTTCTCTTTTCTCAACTACTTTCTTTTTATCTTTTTCACCTTTATCGATTTTCAAAGCATTATTAAATGCAACAACCAATGCAACTGCAAGTGGGTCGAATACAAAGATAATAATAAGAATAAACCAATTGATAATTTGGTCCATAGGTTTATCCAATAATCCACTAAGATATTGTAGAGGACCTAACTCAGATGATACTTCAGTATCGGTATCTAAATCTAAAATCTTTAACTGAATAGATTGTAGTGAATCTGCTGCTACTTCTCTTTTTGCTTGAACTTCTTTTCTGTTATCTTCTTCAACCGATATCCTTTGTTGTGATAATCTTAATTCAGTTGTTGAGATTGTATTTCTAAATCCAGTTGTTGATGATGTATCTCTAACTTGAATTGAACTTGCTTTAGCATTTGAAAGAGTTGCAATATTATCGGATATTCTTGATAACTCAACATCATATCTTGCAACATCATCTGCCCAAAACTTTTCTTTTTGTTGTAAGAAGGTTTTTTGTTTTTCGGTTATAGAATAGATGTTAAATGTGTCTTGAAATGCTGCTGTAAGGAATCCATAGATACCCAACGAAGTAATTAGAATCAATACTACTACACCAATTGATAGATAAACTCTAAATGCTTTATTTATCTTTTCCCAATAATTGTAAAGATATCCTGCGGTAATTAGTTTAGCCGCTTCTAAAGAACTTGCCATTAGGATTACGGATAGTGATGCTCCAGCAAATAGTTTAGATAAACCACTTACCGAAAAGAAAGCTGCGTTAAATGCTACGAACAACGCAGTTAATCCCAATAATAAAGTTCTGAATTTCATTTTTGTTAAACGTTTACTTAATCAGATTACGAGTAAGTTGTAATAACCTCTCTATCTTTTGTGTCAACGCTAAGGCATCTTGTTGGTTAGCTGGTGATTCTCCTGCTAACATCTTTTGTATTTGTTTGTTGGAATTCTCTATTCCTTCTAAGTGTGATAATGCCTTTTCAATATATTCTGGTTTCATAATAACTTATTATTTGTTAATATATATAAATATCTAAAAATCAAAAAAGGGAGATTTTCCAACCTCCCCTTACTAAACTAACACCACTAAAATTAAAATTTAATCTTAACTTTTTTGGATTTTCTTTCTTCTTTTTTATCTAAAAGAATGGTTAATAAACCATTTTCAATGGATGCTTCGGCAGATGTTCCATCGTAATCTTTTCCTACTTTGAATCTAAGATTTACATTACCAACTACTGCATTTACATTTTCAGTTTCTGCTTTAATTGTAATTAAATCTTCAGTAACATCTAATTCCACATCTTTAGGATTATGTCCTACAACATTTATAAGAAGTTTTTGTTTTCCATCTTCAGTTGTAATAGAATAATTACCTTGTTGGTGATTGATTTGAAGTGGTTTGAATCCTCTATCAAACACATCATCAAATAAGTTGTCAATTGTATAAATCATATTTTTCATTTTTAAGTTAAACATACAATCTATATATTACCAAATCTATACCAATTCCGTTTAAATGACTTTTTGTCAGTTTAATTAAAAGTTTTCGGAAATATTGTCATACATACCTGTTGACTTTCTATATTCTGAGTTTTCTAATCTAGTACTCATATGGTCAGCCCAATGAATAATGTATGGTAAATCGGTTTTTACTTGGAAATCTTCATTATATGAAATGAAATATTTCTTAGTTGCATCGTTATACAATCCATCAGCCATATGAATACCCAATTGTTCTTTCTGAGTATATTTGATTCCATATTGATTTAATAACCAAAATGCTCTATCAGTTACATCAAAATATTGTAACTTTGGATTGTGAGTAAAATATTCTTTTTTATTTTTTTGATGCCACTCCGATTCTTGTGGTAAATAATATGGTTCCTTACCATCACCCAACTTTCCTAAATCGTGGTGGAAAGCTGCGAAGAATAATTCTTCATCGGTAAAGTTAATAAACCCACCACTCTCTTCAAACATCTTTTTTAGTTTGTAAGCGTTTCTTGCTACATTCATTACGTGGTCAATATAACCACCAGGATATGCAGAGTGGAAATTAAGTTTACCACTAGCTGGTGCTATTGCTAATTCATTTCCCAACTCTTCTGGGGAATACATATGGAGAAGTTTTTCTAGTCTTTCTCCACTAAATACTTTTTTGATTGCTTCTATAAACTTATTATAGTTTTCTTCTAATTGTTCTGGTGTATAATTTCTAATCATTCTTCTATGTATTTACCTGTTAATGCTCTATATAATATTTCTAATTCTTCTTCAGTTGTACAAAATCCAAGTCCATCGAAATCCAAAATCTCAATAAAATATTGACCAGGATTTAATCCCATATTTACTAACTCAGTTGTATCATCAGATGAGTTAGTTACAAAGCGTGGTGCGTATTTATCATTTCTCCCTTTGGGAATTGGCAATGTCCAAAAGTAAGGTTTATCTAATTCATCACCCGCTTCAACATCTTCTCTGTTCTCTATAAAATCAGGCACACCATTATAATCATTTGTTATATGTTTTGACCAATTCTGTCTTTTAAAGGTTTCATCGGTTAATGGTGTTGCTTGTAATCTTACTTTTCTCATTCCAATACGATTCTGATTGTTTCTTCTAAATCTTCAAACTTTGCTTTTACAATAAGTGTATCACCCACCATCTCATCAATCGGTGCAATAACTGTATTTATTTCTCCACCATCTCCACTATATGAAAACTCATTAATAGTTGGTACAATAGTTCCAGCAAATCCAGTTACATATGTTGTATCTACATCAACCCATTGACCTAATACATTGATTGTTCTACGAATGAATACATAAGCAGTATCATTTAAAGTCCATTGATGTGATGATTCCCATTCAACTAATTGTGGATATGGTTCTTCTCCATTGTTTAAAAGTTTACCTGTAATTCTATGAATTGTTTGAATAGAATTATCAGTTGAGTTTAATTCTAATTTATATAAACCCTCATTAGTTGTATCTAATCTACCATCCAATTCCATTGTATAGTTATCGGGTAAATCTGATAATGGGTCATCTGTACAAGATGTTAATGTTCCTAATAACATTAGTGAATAAAAAACTAATGCAAACTTTAATAAGAAATTTATACTATCGAATTGTTTCATAATAAGTAATCTAAAATAGAATCCCAATCAGGATATTCATTAGGAGAATTATTGTTTTCCCAATCATATCCAAATCTTAATAATTTACCTTTGAAATCACCAGCTCCATTCTTCAATCTATCATCAATAAGGTAATCACCCATCAACAAATCTTTTCTGTGAGTAGTGAATAATCTTTTGTGAAAGATATTGTCGAAGTAATCTTCTAACCAAAATCTTTTATCAGTAAGAGATTGTGGGTTACCCCAAGGAGCAGAAGTGGCGATGAATAATTCATACTTACCACTATTGTGTAATTTTTTTATAGCTTCAATAGCAC